ACTGAATCATCTAAACAAGCTTGAAAATTTTCCATTGTAACTGGTTGTTTAGTTATTGTATCAGCATCCAACCACACCAACCAATCAGGATTTTTTTCTAGAGGCTCGTTGGGTAAAGGCACACTCACCAATAGCAAAGACTTTATGACAAAATTTAATGGCATCCATTTGGTAGCTATAGGTAGTCTTACCTCCCATAGTACCATCATATTCTTTGTGGCTTTCTTTAAAATCACGTAGCTCTTCTAGTTCATTTAAATAACGGTACTCAATATTATTAGATTCGGGAGGATTAAATTCCATTAAATCAAAATCATGGTAGTAAGCTTTTACTTTAATATCTTTTGACCAGTATTTATCTACTGACTCAATCATTTCTTTAGCATATCTGTGCCACCCGTCTTCTGAAAAAGATGTGACTACCGTAACCTTACCGGACATATGTTTTCTCCCATTTAATTTTTCTTTCTTTGCCTAGAGATTCTTCTACAGATATTTGATCTGAAAGTTGTTGCCACTCTAAAGCATACTTAGCATCACTTATTTGTTTTGGTTTCCATCCTTCAAACCAAGGACCACCCCTAGTAAAGTGTACATTCTTTGCTTCTATATAGTCAGGTGAATGTCCATCTAACCAGTTCCATTCTTCAGGAAGCATTCCAATTTGCTCATCCTTTAACCATTGAAAGTTATGTAACCACCATCCATCTTTAGTATTAATATCATCTAGAGTTAATGTCTTATGGGCCGGATGGCTACAGTCCCATAGCATAAAACTTGACCAGTTTTTTTTAGAGTACTTAACCTGTTCTTGATTATCCATCTTTTTAGTATCGTCAGGATTATAGTTATGGTGAACACAATACATAGCCTTACGTTCGGTATTCATAGAAAAGTCGGATGAATTAGGATAGTCAAAGACAGCAGCTATATCAGAACGTACTAACATATCACAGTCCATAAAGATTGAATAGCCAGAATGTCTAGATAGAAAAGGTACAAGAAATCTAGTAAAGCTAAAATCTGTAGAGAAGGGTCTTCCGTCTAAGACATCTTTCTTCTGTCCATTGGTCACGGTGTAATGCCTTCTATAAAAATTTATAGCTCTCATCTGTCCCTCTTTAATAGGGATTATATTAATTGGTATGGTACAGTAATCTAAAATAGATTCAACTAAAACATCATAAGCTTTTTGTTCTCGTTGATCCCAACCAATAAATACGTTAGGGAATTCATTCATTTATTGTTGCCTCATATGCTGTTCCAATTTCTTGAAATTCTATAGGAGTATTTTTAAAAATTTTTAACCATCCTTTTCTAGTACTAAAAAATTCTACACAACTACATTCATTAAGCATAGCATAATCTTTCAAAGATTTAACTAATGGCATCTTCCATTCTAAAAGATTATTATTTATTGCTCCCATGTATCCCCAGAATAAACTTTTCTTCTCAGGATATTCAATAATATTAGTGCAATAAGCTGCCTCAATAATATTATTATTCCTGTAAACCCATGCCTTTAATAAGTTATTGTCGAGTTTATAACGGACCAACTCTAGAGAGTCTCTACCTTTACCTTGATTATTTATAACTTTATTAAAGAGAGGGGATATATCAGACCAAAAGAAAGGAATAATTTCAGTATCTAGTTTAATAAATTGAGTCATCAATATCCCCTGTCCTTTAATTAATCTCAAACGTCTTTGATTCTTTCTCATCTACAACTTTTTTATGGATGATTATAGTAAGAATGCCGTTGTCATATTTAACCTCATTCACTTCCATAAAAGGAGAGAGTTTAAATTCTTTCTTGAAAGCTCTAGAAGCAANGCCATCATAGGTGCATTCCCAATCGCCCGAACTAGTGTCGGTGGTCACGTTCAGGATATCTCCAATATCAACAAGTGTCTTATAAACCTCATCGGCTCCATTAGAACTAATCTGAAGATTATCCGACTCTGTTAGTTCTATCTTTAGCTCTTCTTTAGTATAACCAGCAACTGCAAATTCAAGGTAGTACTTTTCATTTTTATAATTAGTTATTCTGTGAGGAGGAAAGTTCCCCTTCTCAGCATTTCCCTGCATTGTTTTTAAATCGTCAAATAAAACATTTAAACCTACAACATGGTTGTTCATAAACTCTGTAAACATTTTTATCTCCTTTAAGCAAGATGTTTGGGAACCCATTGTGGCGTTCCCTTCTTAGTGTATATCATAGTTTATTATTATTGTCAAGTATTTATTTGGCACTCTCGGCAGGACTCGAACCTGCAACCTACAGATTAGAAGTCTGTTGCTCTATCCAGTTGAGCTACGAGAGTTAAACACCACACACTCCTCCCGTACCTGCTATCTCACAGATATCATGTGTCTGGATGTTCTCTTCAAACTCTTCACCAAGCTTCTCAACAGCTTCCTTGTAAGGTACTACAGTTAGGGGTTGTCCTCCCCGACTACCGTCAGGGTAGCAGGTGAATCCTCTAAGTCTATGTGCATACTTAGCAAGGGTATTAGCAAAGGGAACAACAAGGTCTTCGTTGTTTTCTTTTGTTCCCCAAGCAGGAAGGTTAATAGTACTAGAGATAGACATATCGACGTACTCTTGAATGTTTGCTTGGAAAGAAAGCCTACGTTCATAATCTGTAGCCAAGTCGATAGCTGATTCAATATTGTCAGGGTCTGTATCATACANATCAATCATCTCTTGTGCAGCACTATCTACTACGTACTGATAATGCCACCTACGGTTCTTGAGATAACGTCTCTTGTAAGCTACAGCAAAGATAGGCTCAACTCCCGTAGATGTACCAGCAATAATTCCTATTGTACCTGTTGGTGCTACTGCACGTTTGGCTACAGGTCGAGATATACCTAGGTGATCGGCAAAACTATCACTAACTTTATCTGATTCAGCTTCATAAACTTTAAGCCAACGATGCATTTCCTCTGTTGTTTCGTAACGACTACCTCTTTGGATCAACCACTCATGTAGACCCATTAAACCTAAACCTAAACGTCTATTCTTTTCTCTTACTTTATAAACCTTATCATAAGGTAACTGGGCACGTAGAGTACCACAGATTAAAAACTTAGTGGCTAATCCTACAATATTTTTAAGCTGATTAATGCCATCAATCCTAGCAAAATTAAGACTGCCCAAGTTACAAACATCGGAGTCATCTTCCGAAGTAACTTCTGTACAAGCATTTCGTAGTGTTTCATTTTCCTTATCAAAGAAGTTGAAAGAGAACCCCGGTTCTGCCGTGGATAGTGCTTGCCTGACGTTAGAGATAAAAGTTTCCCCAACATTTCCTGTCTCCCAATAATTTAAAAGCCATTCAGTATCATAATTTACCGACACATTAGTCATATCTAATGGTGCAGGAAAGTTAAAGTCATCTTGTTTAATGTCGAATAAAGTCTGTCCTGTAGTCCCAACAGGCATGTCTTTCCAATTCTTTGACATTAAAAACTTATCTATATCTTCATGCTTCCAATTAAGACTAGCATAGATAGCAGACCTACGGCTACCACCCTGCATAACCCTACGACCAATTTCGTTGATCATCTGCATCTTAGGTAGAGGACCACTGGAGATGCCTCCTGTACCTCCTAAGTTTTTACCTTCTGCACGGTATACAGAATAGTCTGCACCTATTCCACCTCCGGTCATCAAACAAGATTCAGCTTTCCAAGAAAGGTTAGCCCAATCTTCTCTGGTATCTTCTTCACAATTAAGCAGGTAACAATTATTAAAAAACTTCTTATCTCTACCTGCATAGTAAAGATACCTACCTCCCGGCAGGAAACGTAGTTCGGCTATATGGTTTGTTAGTTCCGTTTTCTCTGACGAGGTTAGCTTATCTTCACATACATCCTCAACAAGAGTTGCAGCAAGTTCATACATAGTCTCTGCACTCTCATGTGCATACTTTGTATAAAAGATATCTTCAGAAAACTTTGTTCTGAACTGTGGATTCTTATTCGATTTAAACATTCAATTCCCCTATGGCTTTTCGTCGTATACTAACTCAAGGATTAACTCTGCATAGTGTATTACTTTTCTAATGTCTGCTGATCCTTCTCCTTTCTTTCTATGTCTAGTTGTGTATTTTATAATATTGCCTTCAAAGAAATCAAGATTATTCTGATAAATATAATCTACGGGTTGGATACCACTGTCCTTATAATGATCTCCACCTATTTGTTTTTCTCTAGCTCCAGACACTTTAGGAACTTTTTCATTTATCAATTCATCTTCTTCTTTCATTCTTCTAGCTACATATTTATCAAAGGGTTCACGTATGTTTACTGGCATATTAATTCCTATGATGTAAATAATAATTGATTTGTTTACGTATAGATTCCTTATCAGTGGATTCTAATATACGTAAAGCACACTTCCTAACTTTCGTAGCCTTCACTCCTGCATAATCACACACCTCCTCAAAATTAGCAATGACAGACACAACACTTGAAAAGAACCAAGCCATAGCTTCTTC